GTGACCGCTCTGGTCAGACAGATCACCATGCTTTCGCTGCCAGTTCTTCAGGAGGGCCCCCATCCGTGGGGTGGTGCTGAACTGGTTGTGCCCATGAACATTAGCCTTAAATTGTTTTTGCCTACCAGGTCTATAGCCTGGATAGGGGACTCCATGACCACCAGGGACCGCAGAGGGAGCCACTTAGAAGGCGCCTGTGTGTGGGCAAAACACAGGGAAGGGTAGGGGACGCGCGGCGAGTAGAAGCACCAGGTTGACCTGGATGCAATCCGGACACCGGCCAAGCCCTGCTGGTCACTTAAGCCCACGCAGTGCTTGGTCTTGCGGCCGTGCTGACACGGGCCACACCCCAGAGCCACTTAAGGCCCGGGGGGGTGGTCTTGGGGAGACACTATACAAACAAAAGGGAGCGAGCACTTTCTGAGTGTTTCTCGTAAGAGCATCAGTACTCAAGGCAGAGTGCCACGAAGCGCAGTTCAGAAAGCAGACAAGGCAATTACAGCAGATTCCAGTATGGACCTGGCAGCTGCGCTGCCAGCAGCCTTGATCATGGCTCAACAAATGGAATTAGAGGGCAGCGAGGCCGGCAGTCAACATGTGTCTTGCGCCCGCGTACATGCCGGCCTTTACTGCCTCTCTCCCCGTTGTGAGAACCCATTTCCAGATTTGGCTGAGATGACTGGGATTTTCAAAGAAGTAAGCGCCAGCTGAAAGCACCACCGTGGCCTTGGTATACTCCGTGACGGGGTCCGCCGTGATTCCGAGATCCGCAAGCTGGCTGTTGCTGATGAATTCGATGTGAATGTCATGTTTGATAGCCAGTAGGGTCGAGGTAACCGTTAACGAATCTGCCGGCCACGAAGCATAAATGATATGCGACGTGCCAACGGTGGCCAGGTTGGCAATTGGGTACGTTGCGCCGAGGTATTTAAGGGAATAGTCGTGAAATGCATCGTTGACAGCAGGAGGTTCCAAGAAGGTGTAGCAACCCTTCTCCAGTGGACCGTAGTATGCTGTGCCCGTGGCACCAGCATAACTCATGACGATGTCCGGGGTTACATAACCGAAGAACCCATCCTTGCTTGCATTCCGCATTCCCCACACCTCACCGGCCTTCGCCAATGCAGCTGACCTGTTGCTCAGCAGCATGGAACAAGCATTGACCCGGGTGTTGTCCAGCAAATATGTGGCCTCCCTGATGCTGCTATTGACTACTGGCACAATCGCCACTCCACGCCCACCGCCGCCGCTAGCCACAATGAGGCTTCCGACAGTGCATTGAAGCGCAAACGGTGGAAAGAGTGTGGCTGTTGAGCCCACTTGAACCGAGATTGAGGTGATCTCGATGTTGTAATAGCCGACAGGGAGAGACCAGCCGATGTAACCATTGTCATTGCCCTGGCTGATGGTAAGCGCGGTCTCATCATTGGTTTCGTCAAGGGAGTCAACCCCATTGAAACGGCGGAGAGAAAGACGCACCTGTACGAAGCAACCAGTTGGCAAGGGATAGGAGGCACCGCCCGCCTGCACCAAGAAGATATTCATGAACAAATCACCAAGGCAATGATAGCCATACATGACACCATTGAGCCTTGCAGCTGGAACGTCATCTGTAACAAGAAAGTTGTTCTCGGGCTTCACAGAATAGGGTTGTATTGTCCCAACAGATTTTGGAGGGGTTACCAGGAATGTCTCATTCGTCATACTACCAAGTGCCGTCTGAACAACCGGAATGGGTTGAGAGCGTACACCGCCAACCACGGGGGATATTCCCCAAAACTGAGTGGGATCAGGCCAGTAGATCCTCCAACTCCACTGACCATCAGCAGTGAGGTTGACGGGAACTGAGACGTAACCTGGAGTCACAGCGTCACGTGTGGCGACAAACATGGCGCTGTTTGGGGGCAAATAGCTTCGGCTGAACATGGTGCCCAGCTGCGAGCTAAAAGTTGCCCCCTGCTGGGACAAAAAGGTGCAAGAATTCGTGTCGTAGAGATGTCGAACGGCGGTCTTCTGCCGGGAGACAGTCGGTAGTCTCATCGGGGCGACCTCACCAGGGGTGGCAATTGACATGGCTAAGCGGTTAAGTACACGCCCACCCTCTGAAGCGGCAGCAGAAAGCTTTGGTAACATCTTGGGCTTTGAGCCCGACGTCGCTTGCTTCTGGCGCCTCTTAGCTGGCTGCTGCTGTCTTGCTTTGTCGCGCTTGGACTGCTCCAAGCGCCGTTGTCGTTCCTGTTGTGAAATTTGCTTCTGTGGCATGCCGTGTGAGAGCAGACTGGGCGGTGGCGTCACTCCCGCCCGGTGTTACGTTGATCGGGGTGCTTGAACGCTAAGTAGGTCAGAAGCGTCTGTAGCACCAAGTACCACAATACAGCGACCCCGGCCAGAATCAACGTCTCTCGCTCCATGAGTATACAGCTCTCCAGTTTCTCGTTACGAGTGGCCCCAGTGGCCACCTGGAGATGCGCCAGTCCAGATACCTGGGTGGTGGCTGGCGCGGGAGGAGGAGTCTTAGCAGTCGTCCACCAGCATGATCTGCTGGATGGTGGGGCCGCCAAGAATGGCAGGGAGAGTCTGCACGGCGGCGATGATGGCCTCCAACTCCCTGAACTCCTCGGGGCCGACGGCCCCATCAGACCACCCAAGCCCATTGGGCTCTTGGGTGTATGCAACTGCGGCATGGTAGTAGGTGTCGGCATCTGGCAGTGCTGGGGCATGGCGGGTGCTCCACTCAATGTCGCCATCGTACTTCGAAGTATTGTGCTCCGTAATGGCATGTCCAGCTGTAAGCGCGAGCACTTGCCTCGCCATGGCCCCGATTATCGGCACAAAGCCGTAGCACTGTGCTTCAAAGAGGGCAATCCCTCTCAACCAGGCAACCGGATCACCCGTCACGGATGCTCTGCAGTGGTGCTTGTAGATGCGCCTGCCGATGGTTGGGCCCCAGTACCAGCGTCCGTTGACCTTATATGGGCGATTGCCCAAAAAGACGGCATCCTCAACGCGCTGGGACATAGCGACTTTGGCAATTAAGCCAAAGCGCGTGATTTCATCCCGAATGGTGTTTGAATCCATGTGGGAATATTTGGAGCCATTCGCTTTCGACTGGGGCAGCCAAGCCAGTGAATCGTCGCCAACAATCCCGACGCTGGCAAGCTGCATGTAGTGGTGCACATGATCTTTGTTCAGGTCCCAGACTGTGATGCCGTAGTGTACGGCAGCCAAACTCAGAGTGATGGCAATCGCATTGAGAACGGCATTGGCCAGCGCGGTGTCATCGCGGCCTGAGGCATTCATGGCCCTGCCCTTATAGCGTACGTACAAGAACCGTTTCCCGTCTTTGCTCTGCATCTTGCCAACGGGAGCCTCCCAGACATCGAGCACCTTCCAAAATTGGTCGTAGTGCTCCCAGTCGGGCGGCATGAGGTCCCTGTACATCCTCCTCAGCAATTGCCATGTCTGGCGGCTGTGTGTGCAGTCAAACATCGTGTAGTCTGACCACACAAGCCATCTGGGTTGTTCGGCGCACTTGTTCAACCAGTCGTCCAGCTGCTGTGGCTTCGCACTGGCATAGAACACCGGCGCTTGATCGTTCCACTTGTGCCGCACATGGTGGCAGCAGGCACGGAGGAATGGGCCAGTGACCAGATGCGTGACATCCTCAGGGGCATTGATTGCCCTGGGCTTGTAGCACTGGACTGGCACGATCATCCTGCGAACGCCATCCATCTTGCAGCGTGTGCACTTGCATTCATGGCCAGCTGGAATCTTGTCGAACCGTGGCAACCATTCCCTCTTGACGAAGGCAGTGAACTTGGTCCACTTATGGTTTGCCAAAGCCATGCAACGACCTGCGTCCTCGTACGCCAACAGGGCGGTCTCTAGCGCCATCCTTCGTGACGGCACGAAACCAGCCAACCAGTCGGCCATGCTCAAGGCAGGAACCTGCAGTGTCTGAAGTATCGACTTCAGAAGGCCTGGGGTCTGTCGTGCGAGCCTGTCGGCGTGCTCCCAAATGCCGTCTTCCGCCTTCACTGGCACTAACCGCGCAATCCGGCACATCACAGCCCGGATGCATGCGGCGTGGCATTTGCGTGTGATCATAGGCGGGCAGCAATTGATGCCGAAGCCGAGTAGCCACCCGGCCACCTGTGGTGGCACAGGGAATAGCTGCTCTTTCATGGGGTCTACGCCTGGCTCTTTGTCGGCGATGATTTTCACCTCTGGGTCGACCTTGATATTGCTGGGAGCTGGAAGCTCAACCTCATAGATCGGCACAAAGGAATTGAAGGTCGTGATCTTGTCAGTGACTGTGCGAGCCTCGAGCCAATCCATCATGGCGGGGGTTGTTTTAACGCTCGAGTAGCAGCCGGGGCAGACCCCTGACTGCCACCGCTCTTTCCCGCGGCGGGAAGTGCAGCCTGGACGGGCACAGTGCTTTGGTTTCTCCCTCATTAATGCTGCCTGCTTCCCGACGATTCGTACAAGTTGGTGGCGTGTTGGCGGGCTGTTTGCCCTGAAGCCACAGTCGTCGGAACTGGCCGGGGCTGAAAGTGACCATGATAGGCACTCATAAAGATTACCACTGGCTTGAAAGCTGGGTGACTCACCCAGCTTCTCAATGGCAAACCCTCTTGAGTTCAAGGCGCCTATGTAGGCGGACTTGATGTACCGGCACAGGTCACTGACGTCCGAGCTTGACCACTGTGCGAGAGCCTTTTGGAGTATTTGTGGTGTCTCGTCGTGCTCCTGCTCATCCAAAATGGGCGGGTACGTCTTAAGAATTCGCATGATCATGGAATGCCGGACGTGTCTCACCCAACTTTGGCCCCATCCGTTGAGGTGGTGCCAGGCATCAGCAGCCCAACAACTGGCAGTGTACATCTGTGCGCACAATGCCACCCCATAGGTGACCCAATAGATTGTGGTCCTGAGCAAGTGAGAGAAGAGCGTGAATATTCCGTAGGGCGTGACTGTGGTGAAGATGGTCATCGTGATGGCAGCAAAGAAGGCAGAAAACCAGCACAAAGCCTTGTTCTCCTGCACGAGGCCGGCAATGAAGCGACACACTGTAGACAGGATGATCCAGGACATGATAGCGGTGCTCTTGGAATGTCTGGGATGAAAGTCCAGCGGCCCCATCTGTGACGGCTGCAATGTCCAGTGGAACATCATTAGCAGCACACCCAGCAAGAGAACCATGTACCGGCCATCACTTTGATCAGCCACCAAATCTGGGGCATAATGCAGATAGTGAAAAGTCACCTCGCCACCAGGGGAGAAGTAATCCTCACAAGTGATTGGTTCGGGCCGGCGCACGTGAACGGCGGAGTAGGAGGGCTGGGACCCAGAGAAGATCACGTATTTGTGCGGAGCCCCTTTGTCTAGGCTGTCCACACTTTTGGGCTCGGTCATCAAGGAGTATTTGAATTGGCTGTCCACCATTTCGGCCTTTGCGACCCATCCACTCCTGGTCATCGCGACGGCATAGTCCCCCGCGCACACATTATCTGTGTAGGAGGTGTAGGTGACCCTGGGACGCTGGAAGCGAATTAGGGCAGCAGCCCACCTCTCTTGTGCGGTTAGGAGATGCTCATCGTAGTCTGCAAGGAGTTCGTAGTTGGTGAAAAGGCGAGTGGCGATGGTGGTCAGGCGGTGGGCGCAGCTCTTTAGTAGACAACCAAATATTGGGATCATGGTGGCAATGAAGACGAGCAACTGTGCGATGAGCCCCGCATAGTAGTGCCAGCACTTGCCTGTGAAGGTGTAGCGACAGGTGCATATGGTGACTCCCCGAGTTCGTAGGACCTCCCTGAGGGTGGCCTCCGACCCGCAGGTGCCTCCTAGAGTGCACCAATGTGAGCCGGGGCATGCCTGAGGGGGAAGGCCCACTCCAACATAGTGCCTGGGGCCTAGCCAATGCATCTGCGCCACCTTATCATGAATCTCTTTGCCTGGTGTCGTGGCTGCCATGGGGTGTGCCCAAGCATGCCTCAGCCTTGATTTGGCGTGGGAAGCGGGAACTCCGGGCCTCCCGACTTGAACGGCAGCCTCATGGAGAGCTGATATTACGCCACGACTCGCTGCCTCCTCAGCGAGAATTTGCTCGTACTTATTGTCGAAGTCTTCTTGCACGAGTGTGAGATCTTCGGCAGCCAGTGCACAGTCCAACTCCTCAATGAACTCATCATTGGCTCCCAACATCGCATCCAAGTGTTCCTCCCAGTGCACCGACCGAGTGGTGGCGTACATGTAACTCTCAGCAGTGACAGTGCGCAATGGGATGGAGTACGTCCTTGTGTGCGGTTGCAACAATCGGCAATTTTCTCGGACTTCACGGGCAAGCTCCCTGGGCAGATCAACGGCATTGTGTCCGGGATTGGGCTCGTTCACCACGATCCAGTGCCTTAGGCCATCCACCTCGATGGGCGGAGTCAGCACCAGAGAGTAGCTACGAGAGCCACCACGCCACGGAATCAAAGCAAGGCGATTGAGGCCACGTTGAGTCTTGTAAATGCCATTGTAAATTGGCAAGTCGAGACCAAGGAGAAGCATGAGCAAGTGCATGTCAAAGCATGTGTGGCCACAGGTAGGAGTGAGGTTTGAGTAGCGCTCCGGCAGTGATTGGTATGCCAAAGTTAGCCTGGCCGCTGCATCCCCCGGCTTCAAGCCTTTTGTGCGAAGGACCGTGTAGAGGGCCAGGGGCCCGCAGGTCCAGGTGGGCACAGGGGAGCACTCGGGTTCCAGTAGAGTGGCATGTCCTGCGAGAGCGGCAGCCCAGAACTCATCATCCCTGCCATGGCCCGCTTGTGTGTTGTGTGCCTGCCAGATGTCCGTGACGTTAGACAGCTGGCGACCTCGTTTTAGGCACACTCCAGGTGCAGCCTCGGTGGGGATTGGCAAACCGAGGTAGGTCTTGACTCTTCGTTGACTGAGATAGGAAAGGGAGGAGGTTACTTGGGAGGGGGTGAGGCTTTTCCCCAAGCGTTTGGTCATGAAATCAGTATTTGTGAGTTGACCTGCACGTTCGGCAGCGCAAAGAAAACAGGCGTATGTCTTGGCCACACGGGGAGTGGCATCTGGTCCACAGCATGCATCACCCGGTGGTTGAATGCTTTTAGGGTCCTCGGGAGTGAGAGAGGCCTCTGGTCGGTCGCTGACGCACCGCCCGGTTGGGCAGCTAGCTAGCGACTCCAGTCCAGCATCATCAACCCCCTGCCCTGGCCACGTTATCGACGCACCAGCCGCCACGTCGGAGCTCCAGCCTGCTGGTGTGGGGACGACTCCGGCCTCCCCAAACACCGATGATGAGCGCAGCGCGCACTGACTAGGGTAGTCTCCATTCCCATCGTCGCCAGCCGCTCCCTGCCGTGGTCCAACTCCTTGCGAGAGCTGGGGTGCTTCCCACCGCACCTTCACCCACGTTTGCCCATCACCGATGGGTTCGTGTTTGCATTCTTCTCTTACAACCATGTTCATGTTTGTGCTGTTGGCGCCAGTAGTTTGTGAGCCCGCTGGTGCTGATACGGACAGGGCGATACATGCGTCCCCCCCGCGCTCCCTGGTGCCGACTGGTTCGACCAGGGTATCCCCGACCACACCGAGTGGGTCGGATACAGAAAATTC